TCCTTTATTATGACATCTTGAGCCCTATCTTTTAATGACATATTATTCCTTATTTTCTTAATAAAATCAAGTGGTCATTTTTTTCTTGATTTTTTGTGAAAAAGTTCCTATAATCAATATGTTGGTATGAGGGGGGAATATAATCCTAAAACCCTATATGGAACATACGATATTTAAATTGTTGTTCATTATATTGAGATATTCTCTCTTTAAAATGTTTGAGCGTATAATTAGTATATGATCTATGTGATAAGTCATCTGCAATATCATATAAAGTAGCTGCATCCTTTTTATTACCTTTTCTTAAACCACGACCAATAGACTGTAAGTTTCTTACTTTAGACTTACTAGGGCTAGCAAAAATGATATTATGAAGATTCCGAATATTGATACCAGTGCTAAATGTACCGAAACTAGCAACGATAATGGCATTGGATTCTCGTTCAGTAATTCTTCTAATTTCTTCTCTATCTGATCCATCTACTCCTCCATATACAAAAAATACTTTTCTATCTTTATCTGCCTTTTTCTGTATCATATCATGCAGTACTCTACCATGCTTATCTACATATTGAAAAAGTAATAAAGTGTTACCTCGTTGATCAACAGCTAGGTTGCGAATAAATCTATTTCTTTTTTCATGAGTTACTAAAAATTCTATCTCATCTTGATATGTAAGCTTCTTAACATACATTGCTTCTTGTTCACTATATTTAAGAATAAGGCATTGTATATCAAACTTAGCTAAGTAACCTGCATCTATTAGATCTGATGTAGATGTTACTTGATGTACAGGACCAAATAGACCTTCTAATACTAACTTATGAGTTTGAGAGTCATCTAATGTACCGGTTGTTCCGAACTTCCATCTACAGTTTTTGAGCTTACTCATTACTGAGGTTAAAGACTTAGCTTTAAATAGATGTGCTTCATCACCTATCATAAATTCGAACTCATTAAAGTAACTCTTTGGCAAATTATAGATAGATTGCCATGTAGAGATTACTACTTGTTTATCTGTTTCTTTTTCTGCACCGGCGGTAATTAAATGACAATGCTTTGCAACATCCCATTCATCACCATACTCTTGAAAATAAGTATACATTTGTTGTGTTAGAGATACCGTTGGTACCACTATCAAACTCCTCTTATTATAATATCTTAATAGTAAATAAATTATAAAGGATTTACCAGATGCTGTAGGAGATAGAAGTAAACATCTATCCATATTAATACAATGTCTTACAGCTTGTAACTGATAATCCCTCGGTGTTAAATTTAAATTAAGACGCTCTGTAAATCTAGTGCAATCAATATCGCTAAAATTATGATTACCGAACGTAATACTTTCATCAATTTGTAGCTCATAGTCTGCTGATTCACAGAATTTTTTAACGTACTCATATAACCCATAGTACAATTGCCTTTTTCTAGTGTCGAATAATCTTATCTTTCCATCCCAGAAACCGTTTCTATAAGATGGAGTAAACTTTGCATTAGGTACTTCAAAAGTAAAGTAGTCGTTTAGCTCCGCTGCTTGTCCAGCATCGCAATCAATAAACATGTGTACATCATCTACTTTACGTAACTTCATGATCCCATTGTAAACCGTAAAAAGTCAATTGCTGATCGCAAGTTGTATCCTCTTGTATTTAGCGATTTTATAATCATCTCTAAGAAGTCAACCTTCTGCTTTATATAATCTATTTTTTCGCTTAGTTGTATGATATCTACATCACCTTCAAGATAAGTCTCTAATTTAGGCTCACTACCTTTAACTAATTTATACATAAATGGTTCCCAGCCGTGCTCTTCTAATTCATCCTGACTCATCTTACCAGCATAATAAACAGTCTTCCATTTGACTAATCTTTTCTTCTCATAATAGTATTTCTTATGCTGAAGACATTCATCATTATACAGATCTAAGTATTTGCTATGTAGGTTGGGTATTCTAATTAGTTCGATATCTAATTTAGTATCATCTATCTGGCAATCTTCTTTCCACATAGATTGAATTTCACTTAATTTCATATTATTTTTGTGATGGGTTTAGCCTTATCATTTCATAGTAGTTATATTGGAATTCAACATCAGCTGTAGCATAAGCGATGTCAGCAGCAGAAATATCAAACTGAATACTTGATATAGATTTAGGCCATATTTCAAAGAAATCAAATCTTATTGATGGATTTTTTGAACCAGTCAATACGAATAACTGTGCTGTCGTATTTATTTGATTATTTAACTTAGCTTTTCTATATTGATCAAAACCTTCTGGCTTACCTAATCCTGTAATCCATTCATGTATTTCTTGCCAGTTTCTCATATATTCATCTATTATCATTGTAATAGAGAATGCATCATAATTTAATCTATCACCTGCTACGTAATGAGGTCTATGCGGGGTAGCTACTTCTACTTCAGAAATATTAATTCCAGGAATTACAGCCTGTTGACAATAGAATTGAGTCTCAGGAAAGGCTTGACACTGAAATCTGTATCCTGTAGGGGATAGATAATTAATATTTTCTGGTGCGTTTTGCATAGAATCCTATAAACATAAAAAAAGGGTAAGAAGTACTAGACCTCTTACCCTTATTTATACAACTAAATTTAGTACAAAATTACATCAAGTTAGTAACGAGACATCTTCTGTAGTAAACGTTAGTATTGTATGTGAGTGATCCATCACTGGAAGCAGCTGTACCAGTTGAGAAAGGATTGGAGACCATGCCGTAGCGAGTCTTGAATCCGATCTTAGGCTGGAAGGAATTCTCACCAACCGCACGTACCATTTGTAGTGGAACGTATGGGCAGTAGAAAAGACCTGCGTCATAAGCGCTTGAGCCTTTGTATCCAATTACAAACCAGTTTGTGTCCTGGATTGTTGCATATGGATCAACATATACTTTATAACGACCATTTAGTGTACCAGCGAATGTTGATTGTGTTTGATCAACGTTCATTGAGTCGTTACCGGAAAGAGCAGGTGTATAATCAAGTACACCAGCCATTTGCAATGCGGAAGCAACGTCCGAAGAAGTCATAAGGATGTTACCTTTTCCTCTTCGTGTGTCAAAACCAATTGCATTAGCTTCGCGCTCGATCTGGAACATAAGACCCTTGAACTTCTCAACCATCCATCGACCATTGGAATCAACATCCATATCGAATGTACCAGCTGAGGCAACATTGTTCTGGGCACCAGTTTTAGCGTTAGCATAAATTGTTCTGATAACTTCGCGGTTAATTTCCGACAGAATTTCTGAACTTAAGATATTGGAAAGTTCAGTTTCAGCATCAAGACCATGAATTGCTTTTAAGTCTTGAGCCAATTCCATTGTGTACTCACCTTTGAGTGCACGTGTCTTCGCTGTAACAGTTACCTTATCAATTGAGAAGGCCATTTCAGCGAAAGCATTGGAAGCTGAATCACCAAGTGCTTCACCAGCTGTTGTGGTCATACCACGACCTGGTAAGTAAGCAAGTGAACTGGATGAGGCAGCCGCTGGGTTATTGTTGGTTGTGTGAGTACCTGTACCGGCAAAAGCTGTATTAGCTTCGCTGAATAAGGCTTCTGCACCTGTTTGACTTGCATATCGGGACTTCATGGCAAAAATCAAGCCAGTTGGTCCTGTCATTGGCTGAACACCGCAGACATCATAAGCAATCAAAAGAGGCATACTTCTTCGAACCAAGGAAATAAGAACTGGGTCATAACCCTTGATATTTCCAGCTGTAGCGCCCATACCGGAACCTACAGCGTTCGCAGGAGAATCCTCAAAAAGAAGCGATTGACCGCCCTCTTCCATGATTGATCTCTCTTCGTTCTCCAAAAGAACTGCAGTAACTGCTTTTCTATAAGAGTCCGAAATCTTAGGGAGATCAGGGTGGTCAAGAACAGGACCCCACTTTTCCTGTAAATTTTCAGATAAAAACATTGTTAATCTCCTAAATGTTTAACAAACTTTGAATAAAAATTATTATCTAACATGTCTTGCTATTGCAGACATATACTTTTCCATTCCTTCAACTATTTGTTGTGGTTTGGCTTCATCTTCAACAGATGTTTCTACGTCGTCTTTTTCGACCTTTGCTTGCTCTGGTGGAAAGTAATTCTCTTTGAGAACTTCTACTTTCTCCTCAAAATCTTCTGCAGTTTCTGCTTCAACGTTTTCTG